GCTACTTAGTAGATGGCGTTATGATCCATGAGTTCCGTCATACTTACCATAGTGCGACTCAAGCACGGGCTCTGTTCTGTGGTGCTCAAGCTATGGCATTTGCCGACATCGGTGCTCCTAACTGGGTCGAAGATAACTATGATTATCAAAACCAATCTGGTATTTCGGTATCGAAGATCTTTGGTATGAAGAAGTCAGTCTTCAAACAAGGCCCTACGGTATCGGGAGCACCAGCTGATCTACTTCAAGATCATGGTTTGATGACTGTCGATTTGACTCAGTAAAACTGTTCTATCTTAGCAGTCTCTTGGTGGGGAGACTGCTTGTAGAAAACCCGCCCCTTCTCCGGGAGGGGCACTTTTTATAAGGAAAAAGACAGATGGCCACAGTTACAGCACAAGCTATTATAAATAAAGTACGCATAATCCTACAGGACCCCGATGCGATACGTTGGGATACTGACGAACTCCTAGGATGGCTTAACGATGCTCAACGTGAAATAGTACTCCTGAAACCGGACGCAAATTCAGTTGCAGAGGAACTAGACCTACTTATAAGCGGCGAAACACGTTTCAGTATAGCCGATGAAGGGATATCCCTAATTGATATAGTACGTAATAAAACAGGAAATAAACGTGCAATCCGGCAGATAAATCGAGAAGTATTAGATGCTCAAAAACAAGAGTGGCATAACGATAGTCCAAGCGGTGAAATTAAATATTTCATCTTCGATGATAGGAACCCTAGATCTTTCTTAGTATTCCCACCTAGTAATGGTGCCGCTGTTGTAGAGACAGTAATTTCTAAAAGCCCTAGCGCAATAGGTTTAACTGATGTAATAGAACTAGACGATATTTACGCCAACGTTATAGCAGACTATATTCTATACAGAGCGTACAGCAAAGATGCAGAATACGCAGCGAATGGGCAACGAGCTATGTCAGCATATGGTAGTTTCGCACAGTCTTTAGGGTTAAAAGCCCAAGCTGAAACTCTGGCAGAACCGCGTAACGCAGCTACTGCAGTGAGGTAGGGGCATGGCTGATATCCCCTATAGCACATTAACATCGCGTGTACAGGTCGAAGTGCCTTTCTGTCCAGATTTCGTAATTGAGGATCGTATTGCAGAGACTGCAATGGAGTTCTTCAAAGATACAAAGTCATGGCGTATTGATCTGGATTTATCCCCTTCAGCGAAAAATATAGGGGACTACGATATAGATGTAAATAATCGTAAAGCCATCTGCGACATATTATGGGTTAATTACTTAGATGCCCCCTTACAGCCTATGACTGAGCAGCAGTTGTATAAGTTAGATTCAGCTTGGAGAAACACAGCGGGTACTCCCAAATATTTCACTCGGCTCACTCCTGACACCTTTACGATATACCCTAAACCGTCACAAAGTGTTTCCAACTCCTTATCTGCTCGAGTAGCAGTATACCCAACCATTAATACTCCTGCTATGGATGGGCCTACGCTTAATGATAACTACTCAGCGATTGTTATAGGCGCATTAGGAAGACTGTGGCTGATGGCTGGTAAAGAATGGTACAACCCCGATTTGGGTATGGCAGCTCTGCAGAAATTCGAACAAGAAGTGCATGAAGAAAAACAACGTGTGATAGATGGATTCACACGAATAGTCCGTACTGTAAAGTATGGAGGAATATAAAGACCTATATTAACCACCTATTTAATAGAGGACAGAACTATGATACCTGAGATACTCCGAATCCAGAACCAAGACGATTTCGAAGCAACCATGCAAGCTGCAAAAGCGGACGGACATACCTTATTAAACCCCACCCATATGTTAGTTCGAGATAATGACATAGTAGGGGGGTGGTCATTAGGGGGTATCCCCTTAGTTACAGTATGGAACCATACGCAGAAAGTATCAGCACGAGATACCATGCTGGGGAGCCCAGTACTCGATAGTATCATGAAACAACAAACAGACTCATACCTCATGGCTTGTACTGAGAGTTCCCCTTATAACAAGTATATGGAGAAACTCGGATATGCCCCTACATGGGCCGCTAATTTATATTTAAAATAAAGGATACATGATATGTGCTTCGACGAGCCCGAAAAACCTAAAGCTAAAAGTTCAGAATTGTTCGCCGGAGAAATGGGCGATCAATTAACAAAATTTATCAAAACTCCCGTTTTAAATGACGCTCTTAAAGAGTCTATGGAACTGGGGAAAAAAGATATATATCAGCGCACTAAGAACGCAATGATCTCTGATACACAACAGGCGATGCGTGGTCGTAACCCAGCATTAGATTTTGTAGGAGCTCGGGGCAACTCTTCTGGGTATAGCGATGCAGATAGGTCATTAGAACTATACGGAAATACTTTACATGGGGCAAGGGGCCTGGCCCAGAATTTCAATCAAGGACACAAGATGGCTACACTTAGTGCGGCACTTGGTGGGGCAGGGTTATCAGCCCAAAACTTTACGGGGATATCCAACAGGCAAACACAACTCAACTTGACGAAGTTTGATCAGAAAAACAAAAATACTCTCCATAATATGGAGTTGGCATCCTCAGGAGCGCAGATGCTCGGTGCCAAATTTCAAAGTATGAGCTCCAGCAAAACAGCAGCGGACGCTCAATATGCTGCGAACAAAGCAGTCGATCCTCAGTTTGCAGGGGCTAAACCTGATAACTTGTTTTCATGGAATAACTTTACGGGGCAGATGTAGATCATGGCTACTTATAACGCTGAAGACTTTAAAGTCCAAAACCCAAAACTAGAAAAGAAACTAGAGAACGAGAAAGGCGCAGAGGGATCGCTCACCCGTCTTTCTAGGGATGAGTGGTATCGCTTCCTCGATTTTGGAGGGCAAGAGATAATGGATTTGGACGAGACATTCGATACGACGAAAAACCTAGGCTTCATAGAAGATGATATGAAAGAAGCCTCGACCTTACGGAACACCGTGTATGGTAATAGTCTCAAGCGGCGTGAAGGTTTAGGCGGCATAACAGAGCGACGAGCCAACGCCTATAACAAGAATCGAGGTCTAGGGATGGCTAACTCCATGTCTAGTGCGGAAAATATGGGGCGGAGTCAAGCCTTAGACTCTAAGAAACAACATCTACAACGCAAGATGGGGTTACGTAGTGATCTCCTAGGATTAGCTTCCACGAATTTCTCAACTGCGGCAACTGCGGCAACTGCTCGTCAGAATGCCTATATGCAGGCTCAAGGAGCTTATGATAGAGGCATGTCGAGTATGGCTATGAATTTTGGAGGGGCGGCACTGGGGATGAGTTCCAGAGACTATAAAGAAAACATAGAAGGTTTTGACGCTACTAAGGCTTTAGATATCCTATCTCAAGTGGATTTAGTCCAGTTCGATTATAAAGAAGATATGGACATGCCTGCCGGTAAATACATAGGAGTGATCGCCGAAGATGCCCCTGATGAGATTACTACAGAAGATAAGAAAATGATGAACATGTATAACACTATCGGATTGCTAATGGGGGCAGTACAAGACCTCTCAGAACAAGTTCGGAAACTTAAAGGATAACTATTATGGCTTCTCCGCTCAGCACATTTAAAGCATGGCTACCTGAACAGAAAAAAACCGACCCCTACGGAGAGGCTTATAATCAACAACGAGCTATAAAAGCAGGTGCCGAAAACCGGCAGAAACAAAGAGAACAGTCAGTAAAAGATGTTTACAACGTGTCCAAACAAGTAGTCAATAACTACATAAACAACCCAGCCAATTCAGAAACTCTGAAGAGATATGATTTATCCACCACTGAAGGTTTTGGGGCACTCATGAATGAACAGATATGGGACCCGGAGAAAAATCCAGAGGCCTATAACAATTACATACAAGTGTTAAACCGTAATCCCGATTTTGTTAGGAGTCTTAATGATAGGAATAATTCAGGTACGAAGATCACAGGACTCGAAGGTATTCATGGGATGAATACCCCTGAAGGCCCGATGTGGACAGTATCCATGAGGGGAGAGCCCGCACAAACTGAAGAGGCAGGGTTGTTCAGAGGACTAACAGATGCAGTAGGAATGACAGTACCTCTTACTGAAAAGGGTACGGCAGACCCTAACGATTTCGTAAAACAGTTCACAAAGGGCGAACTTAAGAGAATGCTCAGCGATTTTATGATGGCGAATGGTGGAGAAACGTTCGCTACGAAAACATTTGCTGAGCTGCACAGGCGTACCGCGCGGGACGCACAGAATTCAAACCCGCCTGCAGTAGAATACCAACGGCGACAGAGACAGAATAATTACCCAAATGATGCACGGAATGTAGTATCGACCGGTTTCCCCGGTCTACCAGCCGAGATAAAGTGGAAAGACAGCGCCCTATCTCAGGAACAAACAGAAGAAGCCGCATATAAGAAAGCCTTGATGCAAGAAGAAGCAGCGAATGACCGCAATGAGTACACCACGGACGAAAACACTATAACAGCCGCACTGAAAAGTGTTACAGGCAAAGGCGGCAAACTCCCTACGGATCAGATAGTCGATAAGATAGATAGCGTCGTAAAGGACACAGATTTAGGTAATTTACGCGGACTCGCTTTGTTTAAACGAGTAGATAACTTATCTAAGGAGTTAGATGCCTCCCAAGAAGGCAGCAAACCAACAGATCAGCAATTTAAGATGTATAAGATGTCTACGCAGCGCTTAGCAGGATTGAAGGAACAATCCATAATTCAATACGCTAAGCAGCAGGGTTTCTTTAAGACAGGGATGTTAGAACTCTATGATAAAGAGTGGACGGACTCTAGACCTGAAGAGATAGATGGGACTGCCCCTTTCGCCCGCAGTTTGCGGTTATCCCGTGAGAATCCGATGTCTGGGAATATAGTCGCTAAGGGCAAGGGTTGGGGTAAAGAATATCTACGGTTACTGAAGCCTAACGGGGAAGAGTACGCCGATGCCGAACCGCTAGATAGTTTTCCCATCGGGATGCAGGAGTATATAAGGAAAGCAGTCGGCGAAGCAGAGGACCCTGTGGATACAAGTACCGATAGTGAACTCCTTCCTATACATTGGAAGAATAAAGAAGCCATCCTCAAAGCGGCTGACGACATAAGGAAGAGGAATCTCGGAGTCATAGACTAATGAGCAGATTCGATATAAACGCGTTATCTGACGACGAGATTTTAGCTTTATCGGCGAAGATACAAGCATCGAATATTCCTGTATCTGAACAGGAAAAAAAAGATACTCAAGCAGTAGCAAAGACCGCAACAGATACGCCGAAGTTCGACATAGACGCTTTAAATGACGAGGATATCTTACGTTACGATAAAGCGATAAGAAATGAGCAGCATAACAATCGAATACGTCAGGGGAATCTTCAGCATCAGTCTGCCGCACAGAGAGGTATACTCAGAGGGGTTAACAACGCCATCTCTAATGTAGGCTCAGCTATTGAAGCTGCTGCAGAGGTTACAGGATTTGAATCCGCAGCGGATTACGGGCAGGGTATTAGCGAAGAGTATGCAGATAAAGCCAGTTATTTCCCGGCTGAGGTCGAGTCTATAGATGATGTACTCGATGATCCCTCTAAAGCAGGTACCTATATAGCTGAAGCGATAACTGAGAATTTCGCTCAAATGGTTCCTATGGTCGCAGGAGGTATTATAGGTGCTACGCTTAGAGGACCTAAGTATCTAGAAGCGTCCTATAAAACCGTTAGTAAAGTAATAGATAAAGTACCTAAGAAATATCACGATGAAATACGGAGAATATTCGATTGGGATGTCCACCCATCTAAAACGGGTCTAGGCATCAACGCAAAAGCTGCACGAAAACAAGCAGCTAAGAATTTTGACCCCAAAACAGATCCTAAGAAATTAGTAGATAAGTTAAGTTCGGGAGCAAAGAAAGCGCTCGCTAAAGGACTACGAACCGAAGCGAAGAGAAAAGGAGCGTTAGTAGGTGCGGCTACAGCTAGCTATCCGCTAATGGTCGGTGAGTATTATAAAGACCAGATTAGAGAAGGCGTTGCTCCTGACAAAGCAGGGGCGGCGGCATTGCTTGCAGGAGTACCTGGTGCTGCTATAGATGTATTAGGGGTAGCCAGTGCGTTAAAGAACCTAAATAAAGTCGCGCATAGAAACCCTAAAACCGTCATGGAAACTATCGCTACAGTGGCGAAAGGCGTAGGTATAACTGCAGGGGTAGAAGGATTCACTGAAGTCATCCAATCTATAATCAGTTTCTTAGCGATTAAAGCTAATAAATCCGATTACGATATATTCTCGCCCGAAAATGCTCAACGCCTCAAAGAAGACTTCTCCAAAGGTTTCGCTGCTGGCGGTGGCATGGCATTTGGCGGATCTGCGCCCGTTGCCGCTACGCAATACGGTGCTCATAAAGTAGGGCAAGGTGTTGACTGGGCAGCTAAGAAAATAGGTGAATCTCATCAAAAAGTTGTAGATGCATCAAACGAGATAGGTAACTTTACCGAACAGCTTAATACCCATAGGGATGATGCGAATACAGATCACACAGCTTACGGCGACACGATTAAGAGCTTTGTCGACAAGGTAAAAGAAGCCTATTCAGATAGTCCTAAATCGTTTAATGAATTTAACAGCGTATTAAAAGACTCCCTTGAGAAAGGTGCTGAGGCTTTAGGTAAAGCATCCACTCCTGAAGGACGCAAAGCCATACTGGATAAAATGGCAGCGGACGCTATGGCGGGATATAACTCTACACAAGAGTTACGCGAAGCCGCTGTTGAATACAGTTCTTTGAAAACGAAGGAAGCAAAAGAAGCCTTTGTGAAGAAGCAAAGTAAGGCAGAGGACATGTCTTCTTTTGGTTTCGATGAAGAGGGAAATAATAAAACCCTC